GTCAAACGCAATGTAGACCTTAGTTTCTGGATTAGACATTTATGCGCTCGCAAATACCGGGCCACTGGTGCGCTCATATCTCTTAATGGCATCCACAATTTCACGACCAATAGAAGCACCGTCTGCGCCCATACCTGCATTCACAGTTAGGTTTATTGTGTTGCCTAGACCAGAATTACGACCAGACAAAGGCACAACAGCTTCAGGGCCTGCTTCACCAATAAGTGCAAGTGTTGGCCCGGTAACAATGCCACCCTTAGCCATTGCAGGAATGTCTACGCCTAGTTGATTAGCTAGGTCTGTGATCTTTTGCTTTTCTTTCTTGCTTAGTCCCTTGCCTGACTTACGGTATTTAGCAAGCGTTGAATTCACTAGGTCAATCGCGCCTTGATTTACGATAGTTCCTTCAGCCGTAATAGAGAAGCCAGCAGCAGCAATAGCAGCTTTAACGCCATCTACAAGGGCTTGACCTGCGGTAATACCTGCTGTGTAGAACTGTGAAGCAGCCGACTCACCAACAGCATCAGCTACCGATTGAGTGGCACTAACAAGAGTGTTGATTTGATTTACAACAGTTGCGCCACCAGCAATAATTTCATCTGCAATCTTTGTGCCAGCATCTGCTCCTGCAGCTAGTACCTGACTAATAGCAGATTCAGACAGACCCATTGCTAACAGCTGCTTGACCTTGGCTCCAAAATCAGCAGCTTTAGCAGCCTGAGCAACTAGGTTTTCTAGGAATGTACCCGTTTCAGCAGTAGCAGCCGAGCCAAAATCTATAATTCCACTAATTACACTTTTAATTCCGTCTTTGAAGCTGCCGTAAGCATCTTTCGCTTTGGCAAGAATTTCATTGTTGCGCGTTAGTTCATCGCCTAATTTAGCCATTTGAGCATTTGCAGCTTTAGCAGCATCACTCAATCCTTTAACAGCAGTGGCAGCTTTAGCAGCTTTTCCTGCTGTACCACCCAGTCCTGTTTGATCTGTGCCGGGAACAGCAACAGGGGTGGGAACGTTTCCGCGCTTTACTCTCATAATGCCAGCGTTATCTAATTCATCAGCTGCCCGGTTAGCTGCCAGTGCAACGGCGTTAAGAGTGACAATGTTTCCGCCAATTTTGCCGTTCATAACGTCAGCAGCTTGGCTCATGTTTCTAAATGCAGTTACGCCGTTAGATTCCATAAAACGAACGGTTTTATCTGTTGCATTAGCTTCAATGCGCATTTCGATAAGTTTGCCAACCAAAATGCCAGCAGCAACGATCAGCGCACCAATACCAGTGCTGATTAAGGCTGATTTCATTACACCAGCAGCAACGGCTGTGGCTGTGGCTGTCGCACCAATAGCTGCTTGAACAGCGATCCAAGAAGCTCGTAGAGCTGTAACTAAAGGAATGACAATTTTAATGCCCAAAAATACCAAAATCAAATCTTTTACGGCCTTAGCTGTGCCGGTCAAATTGGTTATTACGTTGCTAATTTCAACGCCTAAAGTTTTTAATCCACCCTCAGCACCTTGCAGTTTAAGAGCTTCCACAACGCGCTGAATGGCAGGGAGCAGCTTGTCATTAAAAGCAGTAACTACGGATAGAGCTGCCGGCAAAAGAGCTTCGCCAAATCCTGCTTTTGCATCTTGTATACCTGCTTGTAAGAATTTAAGCTGATTAGCAAGGCCGGAAGAGGTACGGGCCACGTCACCTTGAGCAAGTGCGCTGTCTTTCATAATCAAGGCATAGGCAGCTTGTGTCTTAATAGCTTGCGGTAAAACTCCCTTTGTGGTCTGAATTAGGCCATCAGCTAGAGCTTGTTCCTTAAGTCTTGCTTCATTTAGAGCAATACCAAAACGCTTCAAAGGTTCAGTTTCGCCGGATAAGCCTGAGCGCAACGCTAATAAAGCATCTTCAATAGGTACGTTGTTAAAAGATGCCAAGTCAGCAGCTAATTGAACTAAGCCAGTACTCATTTCAAATGATGCTTGTTCAGAAATGCCAAATGCTCTAAACAAGTTTCCGTAAGTACCGGCAGCTTCAAGCGCAGCTTGTCTACTTACACCCAAAGCCTGACTGGTTGTTTTTGACCAATTCTGCACAGCTTCTGCATTTTTTCCAAAAACAGTATCAGATTTTGCAATGGATTCAGAAAGTGACGATGCAGCCATAACAGCAGACTGCAAGCCTTTAAGTACGGAAGCTGCACCAACACCGGCAAGAGCTGATTTCATCAAATTCGAGCTAGATGAAACAGATTTTCCTAGAACACCAGCCTGTCCACCAAGATTCTTAAATGCGCGTTCTGCTTTGTTTACACCGTTGGCATCAAAGGTTGAAAGGATAGGAAAAATTACAGCCATAGTTGCACCTATCTCTTATGTCTATTTGTGTAGTCATCTTGCAGTTTTTTAATTGTATCGCGCACTGAATCTTCAACGTATGGAACTTGTCGGAGCGCAGCAGGATAGACGTAACGTGATGCTCTGGATTGTGAATTCAACTTACTAATCATTGCCCTACCGGAAGCAGTTCTACCCCTGCGTTTACGACCTGCCATGTCTGCAATCTGAAATGCAGCAGCACCCCTTGAATAATCTTTTGGCGCACCTGCGACAACTGCGACTAAATAAGTTCCTCTAGTTTCTGCTCTTTTGGAAAAGTTGGTTTTAACATTAACTTTGACACCAGATGGCTTCCAAGCCGTACGGCCATTGTGAACCATGCCAGATAACGGTGCATCTGTTGGGATGTTTGCCCGTACTGCATCAGCCACTGGTTTTGCGCCGGTTCGCAAGTCTTTACGAGCTGCATTAACTATGTCTTTATCTATTGCTCTAAGTGTCTTAGTAATTTCTGCAATTCCGACAATACGAACAGATAGCATTAGTTCCCCTGACTGTTTCGCCAGCGCAGATACATTCCCATAGTAAAAAGCATACGCTCGGATTCTTCCATTAAAACTGACGGAGCAATGCCAGTTTCAACAGATAGATAAGCCAAATACCAATGTTGGGATGAGTCACCCAACCCGGTTATTTTGGGCTTTCGTCACTCGCTTCGATAGTGTCTACGTCATCGCACCAATCTTCGAACGTCTTTTTGGTTTTACCCTGACGTTCTAACCAGTGCCATGCAAGCCACAAGAGATCGGTAATACGGAAATCTGTTTCTAGCGAAGCAACACTTTTAGTGAACTTGTCCTCAAATGCAACAAGATCACGAGCTGTGGCAGAAACTTCCTCTACCGTTTTATCTTCAAAAGTAACGCGCAGGTTGATCTTCATACTAGGCAGACGTTCCGCGTGAAATTGTGCCTGATGTTGGCCAAGTTACGGAAAGAGTAGCAATGTCACCAACGCTTGAAGCAAATGGTGTGTAGCTGTTCACTAGGCAAGTTGCTGTGTAGCTTGGGTTAGTTGCAGTGATAGTTCCTGAAGTTGGAACAATTACAACAGTAGCCAAAGTGTTAAGCAATGGGAACAAGGTTGCATCTACTGAGGATGAACCGAAGTCTTGCATGAACTGAAGGGTGATTGAGCCAGATTTTAGGCCACCAACCTGAGTTCTAAAGTCCCCACCAAAAGCTGTTGTTTCCAATGCATCGCTTTCGATTGAAAGTTCAACGCTGTTTAGGTTTGTAGAAAAGTTTGTGCCGTTGATTGTTACCTTGTAATCGGTGGCTGCGAATTTCGCCATTGTGTGTTGCTCCCTTAGTCTGCGTAGCAGAGAACTACGAACTCTGCCGATAAATAGTTTACCTCACCAACAATTAGTTCCCCATAGTTGCGCATGTCTGTAACTCTGAGATCGAACGCTTTGCCAGAAAGTGTCTTGTTTGATTCTATCGCTAGTTTAATACTGTTTGCCCCTGTGCTTGAAATGTAAGCATCTATGGAGTTCTGCCCAGAACGTTCTGAAACTCTGCCAACAATTACCTGAACCGAGAAGGTGTAAGTTTGCATTCCGCGTTGAAAAGTATCGTCATAATTAACGCTAATTGGAAACACAATAGCAACCGGTGGGTTGATGTTGTCAGGCTGAAAGTCCGAAACCCGTAGCCCTGAAATCGTGGCTAGGTTGGTTTTGATACCAGCGCGTAGCTCTGAAATAGAAGCCATTAAGCAAAGTTCCTTACCCGGCGATAAGGCGCAACCAACTGCTCAACGTCAGGGTCTAGATAACGGCTTACGCGCATTGCGCCCATGTCACCAAATCCAGCAATGCCAAGCGGTGAATCTAAACGCTTGAAGATACGGCTACTCTGAATGATGCAAGCCTGAGTAATTGAAATTGGCACAGATGCCCAACCGAATACGGCGGTTAGTTTAATTAGTGCCTGATCATCTTCAACTGGGAATAAATAGTTTTCAACGGCGCGAATTCGTGTGTACGGAACAGCAAGCCCGTCTACGTTTCCGTTAAGCGGTTCTAATTGGTAATCGCCAACTGCCCAAGTTGTATCAAATACACCATCGCCGGCAGATGAACTTTGTAGCGTTAGTGCTGTGCCTGAAACATCGTCAATCTGGGTAACGTAGGAATTCTCAGCTGCGTAGTAGCGCGTGGCTGTTCCTGATGAATAAAAGTAACGCCCAGCGTGTCCGTCAATGGCGCGTGATGCAGACTCGATTGCCATTTCAAGCAATGAGTCATCTACGTTATCGCTAATGCGTAAAGCTGATTTAACTTGTGCAAGTGTGGCGTAGCCGTTTGTGATTGCCAATGGAACTCCTAAAGTCTGTTCCTATTGTACGGCAGATACAAAAAAGCCCCCAGTTTCCTGAGGGCTAGTTGTTAAGCAATCAACTTGTAAGGTTTGTTGTATTTTCCGATGTTAATGTCAATGTACCAACCAACATTGAAGTAGTCAGTCTGAATGTCGCTTTCATCCCAGTTGCTTGCGTTCATTGCTTCTACCAACTCGGACATTGCTTCCAAGGCAACCCCAGAAAAATCCTTTTTGTACCAGTAAGGATTAACTTGAATGTCCTCGCTAATGTACTTGATTTCTGCGTTTTGCTCTTTTGCAGTTTCGATCATGTTTTCGTAGAAGTTAATCGGGCCTTCTGAAATGTTCAAAACCAAAGTTGAATGATTACGAACACCCAAGGAACCTTTCAAGCCGTACTTCTTCAAAATGCTTTTAATTACTGGTGCTTTTTCTGCTTTGTTTTCTTGACTCATGTAAGCCATTTTTTCCTCTTTCCTTTGCTTTGTTTATATAACTATTGTGACAGGTTGTATAACAAATGTCAAGCTGATTTAACAGCCAATGCTGACAAGATTTCCTGTGCGATTTGCTTTTGTTTTTTAGCCATTTCTTGCGCTACTTTGTTTGCGACTGCGTAGGCTTTCTCAATCATTTCAGGGCTAATTTCCCATTTCTGTTCAATGGGCATTTCACCGATCATTTCTCTCACCTCTCTCTGTCCTACATAAATATTATCCCATTATGTATAACAGTTGTCAAGGGTAGAAACGCTTGATTTTATTGAGTTTTTCGCTCTTTTAATGCTTTACGGATGCCTTCACGCAAGGTGATCTGCGGTATGAAGTATTGGTGCGACAAATGCTGATCGCCTACCCGATACTCAACGCCAGTAGGCGCAGTAATTATGTGGTTAAAGATTGGCTTTATACCTGCTTCTTCGCAGACCATTTGAGCCAAGTCATTAAAGCTAGTGGCTTGACCTGAACAAAGATTAAATGTGCCGAAGTAACCTGTTTGAACGTGCCACAGCACAGCCTGAACAATGTCCTCAATGTGGATGAAGTCGCGCACCTGCTCACCGTCACCCCAAATGTCAAAGACTTCCACCCCGGCTAGAGCGCGGTCAATGAAACTAGGAAACGGATAGTCAGCATCCTGATCTGAGCCGTAACCGCTAAACGGTCTAAACACAAACACATTTGAGTCGGTGACAAATTGCGCTAGGTATTCCCCGGTTAGTTTTGCCCAGCCATAAGTTAGGTCTGGATTCCTAACGGCATCTAGGTTTAAGTCGTACTCTGCTAGGCGGTGTCTGCGGTGTGAGTTTTGCAAGTCAATCGGGTAAGCAGCTGAACTAGAGAAGTAGACCACGTTTTTAGGCTTAGTCTTTTGCACCCAGTTAAAGAACTCTGCATCTATGGACAAGTCTGTGGCTACGCTTAGTGGCTCGCCCTCGATAGTTGCTCGACCACCAACAATGGCTGCTAAGTGAATTACTAGGTCAAACTGTTCTGCGTTGTCCTTGAAGAAATCCCTGCAATCGTTTCCATCTTTTAAGTCAATGCCCGTTATGTCGCTATCAGGCAAAGCCTTAACAAAGTTGCGACCAACAAAACCCTTGTGGCCGGTAATTAGTATCTTCATTACCAAGCCTTAACGTTCTCAACATCGTTAGCAAACTCTGTGGCTAGGTACTCAGTAAAGATAGCTTGATCCCCGTTGTGCATTTCTACTGTGTTTACAGCTGCGTATCTATCGTCATGTGCTGCCTTGCCGTTCGTGTAGTGCAAGTGTTCAATGATTACATCTGGCAAGTAGTTCACGTTCTCTAAGGCGTGACCCATTGCAAGCCAATAGTTATCTAGGAACAAATGCTTTAGGGCTGGCGGTGACATAAAGCCAGTAGCCCTGATGATCTTGCTAGACATAACTACGGCAGTTGGCAGGTTCTCACCTTGAAGTAGGTCGTTGCCGTATGCAATGCCCGGCTCTGTGCCAATAGCTTCTGCAAGTTTCGTATCCCAGCCACCAGTGCGCGGTAGATGGTCATCACCCATAAAACAGATGTAGTCATAGTCAGGCGCAAACCATAAAGCCCAATGGTTGAGAGTTCCATTCATTCCCATACGATCAGCAATGCAAACCTTGACGTTATTAAGTCCGGCAGTTTCTGCCATAAGTCCGTTATAGGTTTTAACATCATCAGCATCTATGGCAAAGACAACCTCTGTAAAGTCTGCCGTTGCGTTAATGGCTTCAAATAATCTAATGGCGTTATCGTTGCGCCCTCTTGTCGGAATGATTGTAAGCATTCTCATTGCTGCACCAGTTTCCAAAATGTATCGCCTGCCTTATCTACCATGTGGCGCAGTGCATCTGCATCGTGCCAATCCTCAACGCTTGT